TAGGGAGTGGAATGTCTGAAAAAGGTGAGGCTAAACGAATTGGTGCAAAATTACAAAAGAATAGTGGTAGAGGTAAAATACAAAAGGGAGACGCTACATGGAAAAATTATTTGTTAGATTTTAAAGAATTTACTAAGTCATTTAGCATCACTCAAAATGTTTGGGCAAAAGTAGTAACAGATACCTTAAGGGTTGACAAACAAAAGTCTCCTGCGATATGCTTAATCCTTGATGGTAAAACTAGGCTTGCCATAATTGAATGGTCTGAATTTGAAAGGTTGGTCGAAAATGACAACGACTCTTGAGCAGATTAACGATCTGTATGAAATTGCAGAGTACATGAATGATCCAGAGTTAACTTCGGCACTAGAGTTTATTGCCAAAGTTATCTTTAAGCCAGACATTCCACCACACGTTGCTACCGTAGAGATAGTTAGGATGCAAGCAATTGCAGCAAAACTTCAAATGCGAGCAACATGGATGGCTAATGTAGACAAAAGCAATAGGGATAAAAAGAATATCTATTACACCGCAGCGGCAGAGGTAGATAAAGTCGTTGCCGCATTAAAGTTCCTACTAAAGTAGGGTACAATTATGTTTTACAAACAAAGGATAATAATGGCTAAAAACTTTTTAAAACAAGTAATGGATAAGCAACCAGAAGGAGCAATAGACACCAAGGCGTTTATTGAAAAGATTGAGTCTGGCTATATCGCAGGTAAGGGGCAGCCAGAATTCAAAAAGAAAAAGACTTTTAGCCCATCCTCTCTTGTGTATGGAAACGGTGCGTGCCCTAGATATTGGTGGTTAGCATTTACTGGAACAGAATTTGTTGATGATCACGATCCATATGCTGTAGCAAATATGAGTGCTGGAACAATGAGTCATGAGCGAATTCAGAAGGCAATTGAAGATGCTGGCATGATGGTTGAGAAAGAAAAAAGAATCATTACTCAAGATCCACCAATCTTTGGTTTTGCAGATGCGGTAGTTCAGTGGGGGGAAGATCAGCCAGTAGTAGAAATTAAGACAATGAGGGATGAAGCCTTTGCTTATAGGAAGTATGCAAAGCCACCTTCATATCACTTAATGCAATTAGTCATCTACATGAAGGTTCTTGGAAAGAAGTTAGGAATCCTTCTCTATGAGAATAAGAACTCTCACGAACTTCATGCCATCACAGTTGAGCCTACACCAGAACTTATTGAATGGGCAGACTATGCTTTTGACTGGATGAGAAAAGTTCGATCACAGTGGGAGAATGAGGAGATTCCTCAAAAGACCTACAGGTCTAATTCAAAGGTATGCAAGGGGTGCCCTGTATCAGCAGCGTGTGCTCTTGCTCCAAAGGGCAAAGATAAGATCGAACCCTTGGAGTATCTTGCATGAAGACTTGCAACTGGTGTGGCAATAACTTTACACCAAACGTTAACTATCAAATTTATTGCTCACCAGAATGCAGGGAACTTTCCACTAAAGAAAAGGTAAGTGAAAGACAAAGAAGTAAAAAGAGGCAGTCTTTTATGGGAAAGAAGCGATACTGTTCTGCTGGATGTGGAACAATTCTATCTATCTATAACTCAAAAAAACGCTGTAGCCAATGCAATGTTGATATAAATAAAATTGACAAGGCGTTGAAACAACTTAAGGGAATAATAGATTATGAAAGAATTGACGAATAAACCAAGGTCATTCTGTTCTATTGATGCTAGCACTAATAGTCTGGCGTTTGCATATTTCTATGAAGAAAAGTTAAAGAGTTATGGAAAGATTAAGTATTTTGGAAGCGATATCTATGAAAAGATTATTGATACTGCATACAAAACAAAAGCATTCTTTGAAAACTTTGAAGATGTAGAATATATGGTGATAGAGCAAGTGATCTATATGAATTCACCAAAGACTGCTGCAAATCTTGCAATGAGTCATGGCGCACTTGTTGCTGCTGCTGGAATAGCAGGTATAAGCCATGTGGCAAGTGTTAGCCCAATGGAATGGCAAAATTTTATTCAAAATAAAAGGTTAACCGCAGATGAAAAAGAAAAAATTCGTAATGTAAATCCAAATAAATCTGCTTCTTGGTATAAAACTCAAGAAAGATTATTTAGAAAACAAAAAACTATAGGATTTATTAATGAAATATTCAATTTAAAAATAAATGACGACGATGTGGCTGATGCGATTGCAATAGGATATTTTGCAATAAAAAATTGGAATAAAATTTTTTAAGTTTATAATAATTTTATGGTATAATTTAATATGGCAACAAAAAAATATAATTGGCCTGAATTAGGAGACAAGTTTGGCAACCTTATTGTTATAGAAATATATCAAGATTTTAAAAATAGTAAACCAAATGGCAAAAGAATAAGACTTGTATGCAATTGTGGAGCAGTTTTATCTAATAAAACTGCTGCTCAACTTTATTCAAAAGATAAGCCATTATTAGGATGTGCTCCGTGTAGATCTAAATCTAGAGGAATAAAAAATAGAAAAACTGATAATTCACAAGCAAAAAATGCAGTATTTTTTAACTATAGAAATGCAGCCCTAAGAAGAAATTTTGAATGGAATCTAGATAAAGAAACGTTTTTTAAATATATTCAAAAATCATGTGTTTATTGTAATAGTTCCAACTTGTCTTACTTTAATCCTCCAAAGACTAGCCCTTGGTCTGAACAATTTAGATATACTGGTCTTGATCGAATAAATTCAGAATTAGGATATACTGTAGAAAATATTCAACCATGCTGTAAATGGTGTAATATGGCAAAAAGTGATAGATCAGAAAAAGATTTTATAGAATGGGTAGCATTAATTATTGACAATTGGGGAAAGGTGTTCTAGAATATGGCTAAGAACGTTGGCCTGCATCATTCAGAGGCATACCTAAAAAAAAGATTACACTTAGATAAAAAGACACCAGAGGAGATTGCAAAAGAATGCAACGTGAGTCTACAGATAATATACCGACAAATGAAAAAATTTGGACTAAAAAAGTGAAGGATATGGTGAATCATCCACCTCACTACACTTCAGATCCATCTGGTGTGGAGTGTATACAGATTACTCGTCATAGAAATTTTAATGTTGGAAACGCCATTAAGTATCTTTGGAGAGCAGGAATAAAGGATGACGCCAAACAAATTGAAGATCTAAAAAAGGCTATTTTTTATATCAATGATGAAATAAATAGATTAGAAAGTCTATAAATAAGTAAAGTGCTGTTGCCGCGATGCATGTAGATCTTGTAACGCATCTAAGTGTGACAAGTATCTCATTGAATGGAAAAAAAGAAAGAAATAGTTGTGTTAGCACAGATAACTGTGCTAAGATTAAAAGGTTGCCGCCGCGTAGGAGGAATCAAATGACGAAAACAAGACTGGTAGGAGGAATTATGGTTAGCATAATGGCAGTAACTTTTGTTACGGCTTCTGCTAATGCTGCTTCAACCGAACAGGTGTATGCTAAGTCAAATGCACCTATTGCGACGGAGGCTTTTATGAATAAGCCTGTCGTGAAGATGGCTGTTCAAAAGCCAAAGATTACCTGTAAAAACTGGCTTGCTAGGGAACTAAAAAAGGCAGGATTTAAAGGAAGAGGATTGAAGATCGCTTGGTCTATTGCTATGAGAGAAAGTGGAGGAAGGGCAGATGCCATTTCTTCTACTGGAGACTATGGAGTTTTTCAATTCAATCGCGCAGCGTGGGGAAAGCAACCTTGGTGGAATACATCAAAGATGCTTACACGCAACTATAATATCATGATTGCTTATAGCATTTCGCAACATGGTAAAACCTTTTATCCTTGGGATATTGATGGTCGTGGAAATCACAAGGGCGCATACACATCTGCGTCTGTTTACAATAAATACAAGTCGTGGTACAACAAGTATCCGACAACTTGTAAGTAGTAGATGGCGGGGTAGGGAAACCAATTCAACTAGGTGGCAACAACCCTATCCCGCCACTGCTATACTAGTGGCATTATGATAGATATTATTGAACACATGGAGGAAGTAAACAAAGTAGCCTCCGAATATATAAAAGGATTTAATGAGACTGAGATCTCTAAAGAACTTGACATACCAAGAGCCAGAGTATCTTCTCTTCTTAGAGAATGGAAAGCGATGGCGTCTAACTCAGAAGCAGTTAGATCAAGAGCAAGAGAAGCCCTTGCTGGAGCAGATCAACATTACAGTAAGTTGATCAAGCAATCATATGAGGTTATTGAAGATGCAAACACTCAAGGTAGCCTTTCAGCAAAAACTGCGGCTATAAAACTTATTCTAGATATTGAATCTAAGAGAATAGATATGCTTCAAAAAGCAGGGTTGTTAGAAAATAAAGAACTCTCAGATCAGTTATTGGAAACAGAAAGAAAGCAAGAACTACTAATGAAGATTTTAGTAGAGGTATCTGGTAAGTGTCCAACGTGCAAACTAAAAGTTCTTGATCGCTTGTCAGAAGTGTCTGGTCCAAATGGAGATGCCGTGGTAATCCATGAATCTTGATCTGTCAGAATTTCTTAGTGCCCTTGATGAGTCTCCATTTGAAGAGAGTCCAGTAGACCTTGACACATTCCTTCATGATCCCCAATATTTAGATCAGCCAGAACTATCACAGATCCAAAGAGATCTTGTAGAGGCCATGAGTCAAATCTATAAAGAAGATGATCTTATTAGGTTCATGGGATATGAAGAAGGTAAAGCACACTTTAAAAAATATACTAAAGCAGAGGTGCTTCTTCAGTTAGGCAAGGGATCTGGTAAAGATCACACATCCACCATTGGTTGTGCATACCTCGTATACAAACTCCTATGCTTAAAAGATCCCGCAAGATACTTTGGTAAACCACCCGGTGATGCTATTGATATTATCAATGTCGCGGTAAACGCTCAACAGGCAAAGAATGTATTCTTTAAAGGATTTAAGAATAAGATTGCTCGTTCCCCTTGGTTTGCAGGCAAGTATGATGCAAAGGCTGAT